ATGATGTACTTGGGTCGTGCCATTGCATGAGAGATCCCACACGCAGCAACGCATCTCTGATACCCGCTGCATGTGAGGCTTGCACTCAAAGCGTTTACGCTTTTTCAAAAGGGCGCTTCTGTCTTATCTTGCAAAGAGCACCCAAGGTAGGAGTTGCCGTTCTTGCTGACGTTGTTCCAGCCGCCAAACTTGTACTTGCGACCATCAATAGTGATGGGGCCGCCGATATCTGGCCCTACCTTGTTTTTCTTAGTCTCAGGGGCGTTGAAGTACACCCGCCCCATTGACACGGCGATTTCGTAAATCTCTTCGCCGTTCTGCGTTTTGGCTTTGATCAGCGACACGTATTTCTGCTCGCCATTCACGTTAATGGTGCCTTTGTACGCGATCTCCGCGTTGTTGTCAGGGAACAATGCCCCCTTCAAATTTTCATGCTCAGCCATCGTTATTACCTCTTTGATACTGAATTATGCTTGGGGCCAACCTGTATTGGTAACCCCCACCGTTCGGACGCTTTTCCTTGATTACAACTTCGCCAGTCGGCGGAAGGTTATACCGTTCCCGCGCATCAGGTTTGCGCAGATCCCGTATCGCTGCGCTTATGCTTGGCTCGCCATACCATTTGTCAAACTTCTCACTGATTGCACGCTGGAGCTTCCAAAACTCCCACGGCTGGAAGTTGCTCATCAGATCAAAGACCATGTCTTTCCTAGTCATTGGCGTACAACCCCTGCAACTGCGTGAACGCATCCTTTATCTTGCCGACAGTAACTTCCTGAGCTTCTTTGATGTAATCCTCACTGCTGCGAAACATTGCCTTGCACGCATCACTTGTCGGATAGCTCATGTGCTCACGGCACAACTGCAAATACTCAATCGGATCTTGGCAACCAGCTATGATGGTGTCATCTTTCATCACCTTGTATTTGAAGATCACAGGGTCAGCCAGTGCTTTGACTGCTTTATCATTCCATTCTTCGGTTTTTTCAGTAGCGGTATCTTTAGGCTTAGAAGTGAGCTTGCGCCGCATGCCCTGCTCTGCGTCATCATCTTTTTGATGCCCAATACCACAAGCCAAGCTCAAGCTGTAACGCTTAGCGTAAGTAAACGCACTGCCGAATGCTTGCGGGTCTATTTGTGTGGCTGCGATGGTTACAGGGCCAGTGCTTAGCATGCCGCCGTGTCCGAAAAACCAAGTCTCTACACAAGCGCCCACATCTGATTTATGGCTGATTTGTTGGAACATCACGCCATGCTTGTTGAGTACGGGCTTTACGGTTGAGATCACCTGCTCAAGCGTTGCGTAATCGCTTTTGAAGTAGGGATTTTTCCCGTCTTGATCAGCGTGTTTGATTTCGTCTTGCGCTAACGTGAGAGCTTCTACAAGCTCAGGGGTCAATTTATCCATAGTTATATTCTCCAAAGTTCCCGCGCCGCTTCCCGCTCACCATCAGACCACCGCCAATCGTCCAAATCTGGAACTAGTAGGCTGGCAACCTGCTGTATGTCGCTGGAATAGCTTAGGAGGTTCATCATATTCAGGGCGGCTCTACGAACCACCATCATGTGATGCTCTATATCAAGCACCGGCTTTACTACCACTTGACTCTGGGTCTTAGTCGCGTGGACGTAATCTATTACGGGCGTGCATTCCTCAGCAGCGGCATAGATAGCCAACTGCCGTGAGGTAGCGTCAGGCACCTTGCTGGGCAACCTGTTTACGCTTTTGATGTCCCGCACCACACCGTCATACAGTAGATCCAAATAACCGATGATCGGAATGGGTAGTTCTTCGAATTCTAGTTTTATCTTTTTCTGCGAAGCTAGCGGCACTCCAAGCTGTCTGAAATGCGGGATAGCTGGCTGCATATACCTTGTGAGGTTGTCACGTTCTGTAGCTACTTTGGCTTCAAAGATTGTTGCGCCCGAAGCCTTGGCATCTTCCAAGCGGGTATCAAATTCATCAAACGCCCACTGTATTATCTGCGCTTCACTCACGCTTGTATCAAAGCAAGCGCGGCTCAAAGCTTTATCTACAGCAATGCCGCGCCACATGGCCGGTATGCCCAGGTTGTCTCTATATCCTGAAACGTGGAGAATCCATCGCGCTGGGTTTGCGATGTATTCGTTGATGGCGCTAGCGCTTAGGTGGGTAACATCGTGTGCCGCGAAGGGGTCATTCATTTATCAAGCTCCTTGTAATCGTACCCAAATTAGCACATAACGGGTTGCATCACAAGCTATCATTTGATACGGTAATCAAAACAATTGAGCTGCTTATGAAGCTATCAGCATGGCTTAAAGAAAATGACATGACTCAGCGTGAGTTCTTGGGTTATGTAACTCAACATCACGGCGGTCAGTTCACGTTTCACGCGCTTGCCAAGTGGTGCAACGGCCAACGCATTCCTCGCCCTACAGATATGCGCGTGATCCATCGCGCTACTTTCGGAGCTGTCACACCTAACGATTTCTACGGGTTGCAAAAAAACCAAAGCTAGCCCATTATGGGCTGCATGAGTAACGCAGCTATCAATTGGTGCCGTGAGAAGCGGTGCCCAAATCCCACCACAAAATTAGTTCTCGTAATGCTGGCGAATTACGCTGACGAGCGCGGCCAGTGTTACCCTTCTGAGAAACACTTAGCCGAGATCTGTTGCATAGCAGAGCGATCTGTTCGCAGGAGTATTGCCAACTTGGCAGAAGCGGGATTGATTACTGTGCAGCGCAGGAAGGGCTTAACCAACCTATACCAGCTTGCTCTACCCACCCAGGCCACGTATGGCCGCAAGGTTAGGCCATTTTTGGCCGCTAATACATTACACACAAAAAGGGCCGCGAGGAGCTTAAATGACATTGCTGGATGACTTATATGATAGATACAAAATACCGAAGCACAGGTTGCGCGAAGGCCAACAAAAAACCAAATGCCCAGAGTGTCAGCCGCAGCATGATCCAAGTGACAACCCACTTTCAATTGATGTACAGCCAGACAAGATAGTTTTCCATTGTCATCATTGTGGGTTCTCTGGTGGCGTTTCTATAGATACAAAAACGGTGCGGCGCAAGCCACAACCGCAACGCAAGCAATACCCAAAGCAAGACCTTTCAAACGCATTACTATCTGCGTTTTTTGCGCAGCGTGGAATAAGCAACGAAACCGTAAAAGCCTTTGGCTGCTTCGTAGATCAGGATGATTGGATTGGGTTCCCGTACAACGGTGACCAGAATAAGTGCGACAACATAAAATACAGACACAAGGACAAGAAGTTCAGGCAGACAAAAGACCCAGTGAAGTCTCTGTACAACTACGGCAACGTTAAGGATGTAGATGAAGTTGTTTTCGTAGAGGGTGAAATGGATGTGCTTAGCGTTTACGAATGCGGCATACATGCAGTAACTACCTTGCCGGATGGCGCGCCGGCAGATGCCAAGTTCAAAGACAACGATAAGCGCTTTACGTGCCTAGATACCCACGCATTGAAAGCACAAAAAATTGTGTTGTTCTGTGATGCTGATGGTGCTGGCGACAACTTGCGCCGCGAGCTTTTGCATAGGTTCGGCAAGTCACGGTGCTGGTACGTTAAGCCGCCCAAGGGCTGCAAGGATGCTAACGATGTATTGTTGGAACACGGCGCAGATTTCTTGCGTGATCTTATAGCCAAGGCGCGGCCATACCCCGTGGATGGTTTGTATACCGTGCGCAGTTACTATGATGAAGTTATTGATCTTTACCACGGCAACTATGACCGCCCTATTGAGATTGGGTATGAGAGCCTTGATCCCATTTATAAGATTATGAAGGGCACCTTTCACGTTTGGACGGGCATCCCAAACCACGGCAAGTCCACGTTTCTTGATCAATGTTTGATACAGGTTGCGAAGCAGCACGGCTGGAAGTTTGCGATGTTCTCGCCTGAGCACTCCACCAAGATGCACATTCGTAGATTGCTGCAAATGGTTGTAGCCAAACCTTTTGACAAGGGCTTGCACAACCGGATGACAGAGCAAGAGGCCATCCAGGGCATGTCATGGATTAACGATCATTTTTACTTCATCGAAACGCGCGAACACATTCCCACGGTTGATAAGATACTGGGCATCACCCAAGACACAATACAGAAGCATGGATGCAATGGGTTGGTAATTGATCCCTACAACGAAATTGATGCGAGTCGCAGAGGCACCCAACGTGAGGACGAACACATTCGTGACTTCATTAGCAAGTGCAAGCGGTTCAGTAAGAACCATGATATTACAACTTTCGTGGTCGCCCACCCCACCAAGCTGCCCAAAGATAACGGCCAGTATCAAGCGCCATCAGCGTATGACATAAGCGGTGCGGCACACTGGCATAACCAAGCAGATGCAGTGGTTGTGGTGCATAGAGATTTTGATTCGGGCACGGTGCAAGTCATTACCCGCAAGATTCGTGAGCAAGGTTTGTACGGCAAGATTGGCGAGGCGACATTCTGGTTTAACCCAGAGACGCATT